TGGCAGACCAACAAATTATACGGAAGCATTAGCAAATAAAATTTGCCACAAGGTATCCACTTGCACAGATGGTATGCGCAGAATGTGTGATTCAAATCCAGACTTTCCTTGTTGCCAAACCCTTATGGAATGGCGCTTTAATTACCCAGAATTTGCTGCACGCTACGCACAGGCTAAACTTATTCAGGCCGATCTATTCGCAGAACAAATTATAGATATTTGTGATGAACCAAAAATTACTAGTGAAGAAATACAACACGCAAGACTACGAGTTGACACTCGTAAATGGTTAACATCAAAACTAATACCAAAAATTTATGGCGACAGAGTTCATAGTGAATCAACAGTTAATATTAAACATGAGGATGCGCTGGAGCTTTTGAAATGAGGCCATTACCAGATCTGCAAGGACCGAATTGGCCGCCTATTATAAACAACAAAGAATTTGATGCGCTAACTCCAGGAGACTTTTATGCATTAGCTGTAATGTTCTACGAGTTTATGACACCAAGCACCATTGATGTAACGCCAATTACTTTGGCAGAATTTAAACAAAAGTTAGAAGGAGTGTTAAGAGAATGAGTGAATTAAATGCAAGTGATTTGGTAAGTGAAATAGTACAAAACCTCTATGAGATAGAGGAAACGCTAGAAAATATAAGCCCACTTACAGGATGTGGGTATATAGCGGAGTGTTTTAATAAATTAGCAAAAAAGATAGAGCAAGCAAAACGATTGGCCTTTAGTTTGGCGAGCTTTTTTACTTTAGAAGAGAATATTAAAAGATTACAATTAATACGTAAAAAACACGAATCCCATCAAAAGCAAGCACCAATAACAAGGATAAAAGATGAACTATAGTGTGCGCTCGCATAGCTTTGAGCGATTATTAGAGCTAATTAACGGTAACTTTGAAGGGCGTGTACTTATAACCGTAACAGAATTGCCAGATTATATTAAACAATTACCAACTAAGCAGCAGCAGGTAATAAACTTTTTTTATCGAGACGGCTTAACTTTTAGAGAAATAGCCACTACGTTTGGAGTGAGCTGGTCGAGGCCGTCTCAAATTAGAGATAACGCTATAAAGCGTTTACGGAAAAAAGCTTCGTATAAATGGAATGATAAAATGATGGACGAAAAAAACAATAAGTCATACGATGACTGATGACGAGATTAAGACACGCCAACTTTTAAAAGACAACTTTATACATTATGCTTCGCGTTGTCTTAAAATCCGCACTAAGCAAGGTGAGATTGCGCCGTTTGTCTTAAATAAAGCGCAGCAGTATATACATGAGCGATTAGAAGATCAAAGAAGACAAACAGGTAGAGTTAGAGCACTGATCTTGAAAGGAAGACAACAGGGCTGCTGTTTTTCCCCTGATATGCGCGTGCTAACAGCTGATTATAAATGGTTGCCCATAGGAACAATTAATGTGGGAGATAAACTAGTTAGTTGTGATGAAAATTCTGCTGGGATTACCAAAATAGGGCGCAAACAATCAAGAAAATTTAGGACTTCTGTCGTAGAAGCGAAGGCTACTTTCTATAAACAGACTTATGAAATTTTATTTGATAATGGTGCAAGACTAGTTGTAACCCCAGAACATAGGATGCTTTGCAAACAAAGGGGTGGCTGTGAGCAAAGGTGGCGGCGTGTAGCCGACTTTAAGGTTGGGGATCATGTAAGGGTGGTTATGCGGCCGCCAAACTATAAGTCATCTTACGAGGATGGCTGGATGGGTGGAATTATCGATGGCGAAGGAAGTATGCGAGGTAAAAATGGTGGCACAAAAAGAATTAGTGTACACCAAACAGCTGGCCCAGTTTTAGATAGAATAAAGGCATACTTTAAAAGCATTGAGATGCCTTATTGTGAAGTTCTAGATCGTAGAACTTCTGGGATAAGCAGCAAGCTTGGGGATAAGCCAGTACATCGCTTAGATATCCATAGGCTTCCTTATATAATGGAGTTATTTTCAAGATGCAGACCAACTAGGTTTACTGAGGATGAGTGGCACTTGGGGCATGAGTTACCAGGGAAGGCAGCTACAGATGGTATCAAGCCTTGGGCAAAAATAATCAAAATAACTCACCTAAAAAAACAAAGAGTTATAGATTTACAAACAAGCAATAAAACATACGTATGCGAAGGACTAGTATCGCACAACTCAACTTATGTGGGCGGACGCTTCTATCATAAGACCACCCACAATAAGGGGACACAATGCTTTATCTTAACTCATGCATTAGATGCTACCAATAATCTATTTAAGATGGCGCAGCGGTTTTATCAGAATACCCCAAACTTAGTTCAGCCTGATATTAGCACCAACAACTCTAAAGAGCTTATCTTTGGGCGGTTAGATAGCGGATATAAACTAGGAACAGCCGAAAATAAAGCGGTTGGGCGCTCCAGTACTATTCAATTATTCCATGGCTCTGAGATTGCCTTTTGGGCAAATGCTCACGAGCATACTAAAGGTATACTGCAAGCCGTGCCAGACGCAACAGGAACAGAGATCATATTGGAATCAACCGCTAACGGGGTTGGTAATTACTTTCATCAGATGTGGCAAAAAGCAGAGGGCGGCATGTCTGATTTTATAGCTATCTTTGTTCCATGGTTCTGGCAAGACGAATATAAAAGACAAACGTCGCCGGACTTTAAACCTAATCATATAGAGTTACGCTTAATTGAAGCTTATCGGTTAACCTTAGAGCAGATAGCCTGGCGGCGATTTAAAATTACTGATTTATCAGTTAACGGTCAAGACGGGGAGAAAAGCTTTTGCCAGGAATATCCATGCAATCCAAATGAGGCTTTCCAACTTAAAGGCGAGAATTCATTTATCGATTCAAGCGTTGTCATGAGAGCAAGGAAATGTGCAGCAGAAAAGTACGGGCCACTAATTATGGGGGTAGACCCAGCTCGCTTTGGCGATGATCGCACATCCATTATATTTAGACAGGGGCGTGTCGCTTTTGGATTACAAAGCTATACCAAGAAAGACACAATGGAGGTAACTGGCATTGTTCATTCATTGATTGAACAGCATCGGCCTTTAAAGGTGTTTGTTGATGTCGGCGGATTGGGAGCTGGTGTTGTCGACAGGCTTAATGAATTAGGCCACAAGGAGGCTGTCGTTGCGGTTAACGCTGGTTCAAAAAGCTTAGACGACCAGAAGTATTCAAATAAGCGTGCTGAGATGTGGGGTAAGTGCGCCAATTGGCTAGAGGATATCCCAGTACAAATACCAGATGTAGACAGCTTACATGCAGATTTATGCGGTATACGCTATAGTTTTGATTCCAACTCTAGATTGGTTATGGAGAAAAAGGAAGATATGAAAAAGAGGGGAATCAGGTCGTCAGACGAAGCGGACGCGCTTTGTTTAACTTTTGCTTATCCTGTTACGGCATTTAGGGAACAGCCAAACCCAAGCGCACCAATACTTAAATCATTGGCGCAAGATTTTAATACTAAACTGACAGCCATTAGGAGGTCTAGAAAATAATTAAGGCCAAAAAGCTACCGTTAGTGTTTTTGCAGAACTACTAACGGCTAATAAAGAACATCAAATAAATTATACTGTAATCATAACTTTAATCAAACTTTGAATCTATTCTTTTTTCTAGGCTATTTAAATCTTCTTTAGTGGCTGCGCATAAATTTTGGGTTGGCTTAAAAGACAAACCAGAAAAACAGCATCCAAGGAATCAAGATGTAATTGATTGGTTAAGTAATAAAGAATTTGACCCAACTACAGCAAAGCGCATGGCTAGCTTTATTAGGCCAGAATGGGCAAAAAAAGGACCTCCCAAAAAACAATAGGGTCTACCTTAATTTCCTTAATTTTCAATGCGTTATGGCTTTATGAACCCTATTATAAAGAACAATAGGGTCTACCTTAATTTCCTTAATTTTCAATGCGTTATGGCTTTATGAACCCTATTATAAAGAACAATAGGGTTCGGTATCTTATTTAATTATTTAAAAAAACATTCATTATCTGTATTAGATGCAATTGGCATTTTTTATACGGAGATAAACAATGAAAATATTACGTCTTAAAAATGTTTTAAATAAGACTGGTGATTCTAGATCGGGTCTTTATTTAAAAGTCTCTAAAGGTGTTTTCCCTAAACCTATAAAACTTTCAGCCAGATCGGTTGGCTGGCTTGAGAGCGAGGTAGACAACTGGATAGATCAACGGATTGAAGCCACTAGAGGCAACCATAGGGAAAAAATATGAATCACCAAAAAGCTACCTTCAGAAGCAGCACAATTATTGCTATGCAGGCTTTTTCTAGCATACCGAACTTAGCATCAAACTTTGAATCTATTCTTTTTTCTAGGCTATTTAAATCTTCTTTAGTGGCTGCGCCGTCAAATGAGGCATTCAAGGCCTTTACAGCCGTAATTGCTTGGCTTTCTGTGTAGCCCCCAGATAAATATTCTTTGTATACTTGTAATGTATCTATGTGTGCCATTCTTATCCCCATTTATAGTTATTTCCTTAGATTTTACTATACTAAAAACTTAGATATAAGGAATGTATCTATCTAAGTAGTTCAACCACCAGAAAAGGATTTCAAATGGTAGCTAAAAAGCACACGGATAAGTTAAACGAAATCAAGAAAAATATTGAGCACGCGCACGAATATTTTATAAAGAATGTTAATCGCTTTAATGACTTTATGAAGTTTGTCTTCCAGACTTCGTTATCGTCCGATGACATCACTAAATTAGATGTGCTACAAAAACCTGCAATAGAATTTAACATCTTAGAAGCGATGATTTCAAGGCTAAGAGGCGAGTTCGCGAAACAAGAACCATCAATAGTGGCAAGAGCTGCCGACGGTGTGCGAATTGAAGAGCTAACCCCAGAATTTTTACAAACATTAGAAATAATAGAGGCGCATTTAAGAGAGATTTTCTTTGACGCCTCCAACGATGCACTAGAGTATAACATTTATTCAGACTTATTAGCTGGTGGTTATAGTGTTGTCCACGTTTATACAGGCTACATTAACGAGCTATCTTTTGAGCAAAATATTAAAGTAGAGCGAGTATTCGATCCAACTTTAACTGGCTTCGATCCGTTAGCCAGAGAATCACATAAGGGCGATGGTAATTACTGCTTTCAGTTAATCCCTAAATCAAAAGAAGATTTTGAAGAAGAATTCGGTAAAGGCTCGGCCGACAATATGAAGTTTGAAAGATCGAGCCATGTAGGCGATTTTAATTGGAGCTATTTAAATCAAGATCAAGAAATCATACTGGTTGCCGATTACTACTGCAAGAAAAAGAAGAAAGAGAAGATCGTAAAACTTTCTAACGGCCATACTATTGTTAAAAAACATTATGAGGAATTCCTTAAACTATGGGGTAATCAAGGGTTTATTGAACAAGCCCCCATTCTTATAGATGAAAGAGAAACCATTATCGAAACAATTGATCGCTATATGGTTTGTGAAGATAAAGTACTGTCTCACGAAGAAACATCCTATAAGTTCTTCCCGTTAGTATTTATTGATGGCAATAGTGTGGTAATTAGAGAAAACGAAGATGGTGCATCAATGCAGATGACCAGGCCTTTTGTTTATCATGCTAAAGGTGTGCAACAACTTAAAAACTTCTCAGGACAGACCGTTGCTGCCGAAATTGAAAACATGGTGCAACATAAATTTATGGTAGCAGTTGAGTCTATACCAGAGGATTATGCGGACGCTTATAAAAACGTACAGCAAGCATCTACGTTGGTTTATAACGCATTTTATAAAGATAATCCAGAGCAACCATTACCGCCCCCAAGAGAAGTTCAACGAACCCCTACTCCCGACATTGTTAATATGACTTTTATGGGGACCGATCAGGTTACCCAAACTATATTAGGTACGTATGATTCCATATTAGGAACTAACGATAAGCAAATATCAGGGGTCGCCATACAGCAAGGAGCAATGCAATCTAATGCTGCGGCCATTCCTTATTTACAGGGCTATATTAGAGGCTTAAATAGGGTTGCCCAAATAGTTGTTGACTTAATTCCTAAGTATTATGTAACGCCTAGAAGCTTACCAGTAAAGGAGCCTGACGGTAAGCGCTCTTACCAAATTATTAATCACCCAAATAATCCTGAAAGCGTAGACTTTAGTTACAACCCAAATAGTTTACAGATTAAGGTTGAAGCAGGGGTTAGTAGCGCAGTACAAAAA